CGCATCTTCGCCATCCTGGTCAGGTACAAACCAGTAAACGCGTGTCTGGAACGGGTCAATCACCCCCTTGATATTCTCAATATCGCTTGAAGAAATAGAGGCAAAAAAACGCCTGTCCACCTTCTCAAGGCCAATGCCCGCCACCTCGCCAGATGACGAGATTTGGTAAAACCCGCCCTCATCAATGTAAAAGCTCAAAGCCCCGCGTGACACAATGGATTTTCTGGATTTCGCCCCGCGCCGGTCATGAATTTTCTGGAATGAAAAAACAATGTCAGAGCCGGGGACAAAAGTTGCCTTGTAAATCGCCGCTTGCAAGAAAATAATCGGGTTCGTCTCCTCACTGGAGCCTTGCACCCACCCCCCATCAGGAAAATCCTGAAAGTCACAACTCTTTTGCCCAACTGTCCACCATTCAGCATCATCAAGCCCCGACCAATGCACGCGGTTCGGATTGTCCGCCAGCCCCATCAGACAGACAAAATTACCCCAAATCTTGACAATTCCCGCCCGCGGCGGGTTACCCGCCATATTACGAAAGCGTGTCGAAACCCCTATTTCGAAAATCTGCGGGTCATCATTGGCATTGACCGCAATAACAAAATTGCCAAAAGCGGCAAAACTCCACGGCGCATCCTCATTGGCACCATAGCCTCCCCCGCTTTGCCTTGACACATCCACCCAGCCAAGCGTCGTGTTATCCAGCCGGTAAAGTCCCGTATGGCTGCCATAGAAAAAAAACACCTGCCCGCTGCTACCTCGCACCGATACCGCGCCCAGCGGAAACCATGGCACGGCCTTTGTTGCCGCCACAAGTGAAGGGCATGGTATGTAAGAGCCATCGGCAGGTAACACGCCCCAAATGGTGTCTGTGTAATCCACATTCAAGTCAGCCACATCGGGTCTATATTCAGCAATGGGGTAAAAAGCCATTTTTGCCACTCCACCTTAAAAACACGTTGCCAGTATCCGCCCCGTCCCATTCCTTCTTGAGGTCTCGGCACGCAACGCCTCGCGCTGTTCGTGAAAGTCATTCAACGCCGCCTGTGCCTGTACCCCATCCTTCAAGATATCCTTGTAAAGCTCGTATTTTGCCCGCGCCCGCACCATGTCCGCCGCCTCGACAAACCATGCGCTCACCTGTGTCAAATCCTCTATTGTCTCAAGCCGCATCGGGCTTATTTGCAGCCTTATCACGTAACTTTTGTCCGGCACCGGATAAAGCCGCAATTTCTGGGCAAAATAAACATAAGCGCAAGGCTCCCCCCATGGTGCCAAATTCTCGTTCAACACCTCCATTTCCTCATTCGATATGGGGCGCAATTGCCGCCGCCGCCCTTGCCCATCTTCCAGATAAACCGCATGCAAGCCACCAAGCTCACCAATTGCATCTACCGCCGCACTGGTATAAAATTCTTGGCCGTCAAGGGTTGAAAAAGCCACATCCCGCGTCTGGTTAAAATAAAAAGGCTCTCTTTCACAAAAGCGAATGGCGGCAAATATCGCTTCTTGTATCTGCCTCACATATTCATTGTGCACATCGTCAATCTCATCAGATATGCGCAATTGCAAAGCGTCAATCGTTGTATGACGCGCCGCCCCTATCTGCGCTATTCCCGATAGGGGACCCGATGTCTGGATATTTAAACTTGTCATGTTTTATCTACCTCTCATAACGCGTCAAAAGCCAAATGGGGGCAAGCTTCAAGCCCGCCCCCTCTTGACCATCCCGCCACAGGAAAACCCGAAAACCCGTCAAGCCGCGTTAATCCTGCTTGACATCACCACAACGCCAAAATCACTGCCATTAAACACCGTCTTCTTGATGCCTAAAATGGTTTTGGCCGCAACACCAAGCTCGCGTTGGTAATCAAAGGTTTCCTCAACCATGGTAAAACGCTCAGACGAACCACGCTTGCCAAAGGCAATGGCCGCCGCTTGCGCCCCCAAAAGCACCGCACGCCTTACCGTGTCATTTCTTGAGCCATCACTATTGACCCCCGGGGTCACATGCTCGCACTCACGCAATACAACCCCGTTATAAAGCCCTAAAGAGCCATCAAATATCGGGTTTTTCGCCCGTGAGCCCATATAGGCCGATTTCTGGATATCCAACCATTGACCAGGGCTCGTGTTGGTTCTTAACGCCGTTACTTGAGAAGGGTGCAAATAGGCCACATAGACATTTTCGCCATTCACCCTTGCTGGGCGAATTTTCGGATTGGCAAGCTTTGCCCGCTCAACCGCCACATCAATCATCGACAGGTTAAACGTGTCAGCCGCCGCCAAGGCACCTTCATTGGCCTTGTTGCCCGCAATGACCATCCGCCCCGTTGAGGGCGCAAGCGGCGTGTTAAAACCTGTACGCTGCGGGCTCATATTCACCGCCGTACCCTCAAAAATCATGTTTAACGCGGTATAACCGCAAAGCTGGGCAAAAAGAGCCGCTGAAAGCCTTGTCGCGTACCAGTCTGTCAAGCCCGCTATTGCCTCTTCACGCAGGTTGAAAGGCACGCGCTGCGCGTCAATGGTTCCCTCACCTCGCACCCTCACGCCATGCACAAGCTCATTGATAACCACCGTGTCAGCATAGGTTGAAAGTGCCTCCTCGTTGCCCTCCAAAACAATGTTTTCAGTGACACCAGTACCAACAAGCTTGCCACGCAAGCCAAAGGTCACACGGTCGCCCGCCGATTTCTGCACCTCCGTCTTCAATTGAATGATACTGTCCGTGCCAGTACCAATCAGTGGCGCAACGGCAATGGATTTCAAGGCTTCTGTTGATAGTTTCTTCGACCATGCCCGCATTGCCAGCGGATGGTTTGCTGCAAAGGTTGTAACAGCCATATCAAGGCTCCCTGTTTAATTGCTCGGCTTCGTGGGATTAGGCATGTAAAATACGCATTTGCCATGAAGCACATTATGTTGAAATTTTGTTTTGAGAAAAATCCAGACATATCGCCGCTGAACAAGCGAAGCCTTTGACAAGGAAGGCACCCCCTGTTTTTTATTTTTACGTCCCCAAACAGGAAGGGGGGACGAAAGCGCGTTTAAAAAGCCACGCGCTAAAGCCCTTATATCAATTTTAGGCCTGCACTTCAAGCCCCCATAATTTTATTGAAGGTGCGGGCATTTTTCTCATACCACGCGCTAAATTCTTCCTCGCTCATATTGGCAATCATTTCTGCCGTAGGTGTGCTAGCCGCCCCGCCCGCGCTTGAGGCAAGTGTCTTGGCTCCCGCTTGAGCACTAGCCAGTGCCTCCACCTTGTCCACCACCCCCGCACCCTGCCCTGCAATCACCTGCCCTGCCTGTGCCTGATAGCCGTTATTCTTGGCTAAATCATATAAAAGCCTTATCGGATTTTGACCTTGATTTGCCGCCGCCACAATCAATTGCCGCGCTTCCGCCTCTATCATTTGCGCGCGGGCTTGAGGGTCTGCCAGTTGCGGCTCAACAGAGCTTAAAAAAGTCAATTGCCTATCCCTCACATCACGCAAAAAGTCAATTGCCGCGCCAACATCGGGCAGTTCATCCGCCACCTCTTGCCGCGACCTCTCAACAAGCGCATGTAATGCCTGCTCTTGCGCCTGCTCTCGCCCTGCCTGCTCAAACCTCATTTGCGCTTGACGCTGTTCTTCTTGTTGCCTTGCCAGTGCTTGAGCCTGCCAGCGCATGAAGCCAACCATATCCTCGGCAGGGTCTGGGGGCAGTGTGCTTGCCTCCTCTTGGCTCCCTTGACTCTCTCCACCTGCCCCCATCTTGGACAAAATCATGTCAAGCCGCGCCTCAAGCCGTGCCTTTTCAGCCGACAGCCGGTTTTTTTCCTCATTCGCACGCCGCCTTTCCTCCCTTTCCGCATGCAAGGCCTGATGTGGCACCATCTTGACCACGCTCGCGCTTTCCTGCTCCCCGTCAGCCGCCAGAGCCTGTCCCTGCTCCTCTTGGCCTTTATCCTCGCCCCTGCCTTGCAAATAGGCCTGCTCCTCGCCTGTCAACGCTTCCAGATTATCCACAGTCCCCAAATCTTCATTTTCCATGTTATTTTCCATGTCTTGATATATCCTTGTCTTGTTGAACTTCAATTAACCCGCTTGTCCTCGCACTTCAAACGCGCCCACCCATATTTTGCGCCCTCAATGCCCGTATCTGGTTTTCCCTTTCCATCGCCGCTAACCTTTGTTGTTGCAAGCCCGCTTTCATCACGGCAATTTCCGCTTCCGTTTGTGCCTTGACTTGTGTCGCATAAAGCTTGACCCCTTGCGCTTCCATCTCCAGCGCGTGCTTTTGCTCCTGTCTTGTCTCCTCCATTTGTGCAGGGTCAGGCATTTGGCCTTGTTGTTGGGCTGCTGTCTGCGCCTGTTCCTGCGCCTGTTCCTGCGCTTGCCTTGCCGAACTTATAAACTTGTCCACCATGGAGGCAGGTAATGGCGTATAGCGCAAAAGCTCAAGCCCAATCTCCGGCGTGATATAATCCATCAACAATGGCAACATCTGCTGCAATATGGCAAAGGTGCGTTCCTTCTCATTGGGGCTTGTTGGCGCATCATCCACAATAATATCATAGGCTTGATTGGCAAAATGC